GTCTCTAAATAGACTTTTACGTGTAATTCTCGCAATTTTTTCAGCCATCTCATCATCGATTTCACTAACAGTTTGCATCGCTTTGAGTACTGCATATTTTATTTTTTCAGCTTCGAAGAGGACTTTTTCACCACTTCTTTTAATTACATAACGTTCTTCTTTACCATTCATAGTACTTGTGTTAACCATAATTTATTAATTTTTAATTTGTTTGACCCTCGCGTTGTTTACGCTTTTCCATAAGTTCCTTGATTCTGTCCCTCTGCTTCTCTTCTCTTTGTTCTTCTAAACCTAAGAAGGTCATACTTTGTTCAGTATCAATAACCAACATCTCATTATCATACTTACAGTTCTCAAATACAACACCGTCTTTACCAATACGAGATTTGGTAATTGCGATGGTTGCCAAGTTCATCTCCTTTTGTTGTAGTGATTTTGCAACTGAGATAATAACGTGACCAACCTGTGCCTTTTTAATAGAACCACCCATCTGGTCGGTAGTAACAACTTCTGATGAAATTGAAGAACGGTTACCCTGTGTTGCCGTCCATCCAACAATGTCCAACTCGTGACACATTGCTTCGAACGCTCTCATCACAGAACCCTCACTCTTCCATTCATCACCCAAGTTTTTGTCGGGAGTAATACAGTCGATATAATCAATAACCACCATATCAATCTTATTGCCTTCAGCTATCATCTTCCTAACCTGATTCTTAATCTGATTCATGGTCATCGTGTCCGATGGTAACTTCTTTAGAGTTAAAGAGTTCGTTGTGTTCTCCTTAATCTCTTTTACCTTATTCATCACATCATCTTTGTGATTTGATAAATTGTCAGGTGCAATATCCGTCCATAGTGTGAAGTGTTTACGTTGGATAATTTTTGGGTTGTCCTCAAAAAATACCTGAAGTACATTGTAACCTAAATTGAATGCGTGGTTTGAAATCTTTGTTAAGAATGTAGTTTTACCAACACCTGTAGGTGCTAAGATAACTCCAATCTCACCTTTCGCCAATCCACCCTTCATAAGGTTATCAATACCTGGTACCCCCATTGGGATTGGATGACGGTAATCATCGTCCAATACAGCATCCAAATTTGAGAATACGTCAGCAGTACCTGTATCCACCTCACCAACTTGTAAAGCTTCCCTTACCATTTCTTCCAAGTGGTCATACGACTCAAAATCACCTTTATCAATGATTTTTTGTGCACTAATCATAACCTTCTGTAATTCTTGTTGTTTACAGAATTTTAATGATTTTTCTTGAACGAAGTCCGCACCCTCAATAGGAGCATCTTTAACATCTTTTAACATATCAAAGACCATCTTTTGAGCCATCGGAGAGGTAATTTCACTCTTCGTTAGTTGTTCCAAAGTAGCAAATGTTGGAATATGTTCGTACTTGACGTAGTACTCCTTTACCATTTGCATAATGATTTTAAAATATTGATTATCAAAGTACTTCGGGTCCAACACATCAACAATGGAATTGGCAAAGTCTTTGTCAATAACAATGTTATTTAGAAGTTGTATTTGGAATGAGTTACCGAGGTAACCGAAGTTTTTTTCTTTTGACATATCAATCTAATTTTCTTTCGGGTAAATAATAAATATGGTTAAACTAAGTGATATTCCATATATTCATAAGACAAATCTTCACTTGAGAAAATCTCAGTTAATCCCCGAAGTGTACTTTTTAGTTGCGGGCGTATGTCTACGGTATATCTTATCTTAGGTGGGAACAATTTTGCGTCAATTATTTTATGACAAATTGTCTCTTCACCAAGACGAATTTTAATGTTGAAAATCTCAGGACCATCAGTATTTGAAGTATCCAAAATACTTGAGTCCAACGCAATTTGATTGTAATGGTCCAACATATACATGTTAGTTCTATCCTTCAAATGCTTCATCAAACGGTCACTGAATTCATTAATAAATTCAATAACATCAATACTCTTTCTTGCTTTAGGATTGTACCCTCTTACGTTGAAGTAACGTTGTACTACGATGTTTTCATTCAACATCAAAAGGAATTCCATTTTTGTTACGTCATTTTTTTCTTTCATAACTAATTTTTGTTTTTGTAACGTTTTTTTTCTTTTCTTGTTAGTTTCATAAACGGTGTTAAAAAATCTACCCAATCGTCATCTTGTTTGGGTAGGTACTTGAAGATTCCATCACTCATCATCATTCTCATTAGATTCTGATATCCTCTTCCTTCAGGGTCTAACTCTTCACTGTGGTAGAGCTCAACCTCCTCTTTACCTTCACTACTTATCATTGGGTCTGACAAATCTACAATTTTTTTGTTAATATCAAAGAAATCTTTTCCCAAAACCCCCCTTTTGGTGTTTCCTTCTTTGATACTTCTTAGAATCTTGCGTTTGTCCCCCTCAGATAGCAATTCTTCGGTTCGTTGTATAATATCGTCAACAGAAGTTGCTTTGTCCAATATATTAGGAAATAACTTCGCAAATGTCTTTTCACCCAATAAATGAATACCATCAATATTATCTGATTTATCACCAGCTAATATCTTAAATGTAACCACATTGTAGTGAGGTATTGAAATGTCTTTTAAAGGGATGTTATCTCCATCCTTATAGACTTTTCTATGGTTAGGTGAGTAGACCTCCACTTTATCCGAAATAAGTTGTGTAAGGTCTTTATCTGCCGAAAATATTGTTTTGTATTCGTCAATCGATATTTTACAGTAATATGCAATTCCATCATCAGCTTCACAACCATCAATGGTCACCTGACGGATAAACATCTCTTCTAAATATGATTTGACTCTCGATAACTGCCAATCAAAAGAAATCTTCTGTTGCTCGTTTAGAGTTTTCTTTCTATTTTTTTTGTATTGTTCAAGTAACTCTCTTCTTAGGGATGAATTGTTATTTCCATCCCAAAATACGATTACCTTGTCGTAGTTATACTCTATAAGGAATTTTTTGAGGGTACTCACAAAATGAAAGATACCTCCAATATGGTTACCCTCATGGTAGAACTCTCTCACTCCGTGAAATTCTATTTTGAATAAGTTGTTTCCGTCAACTAATAATGTCTTTGTCAAAATCCCTCAACTAAAGGTTATACTTCTTTTACTTCTTCCAATTTGTAATCACCTTCAGTTCCGATTACTTTTTTCCAGTATTCCGCCTGTTCAGACTTATATACCTCAATAGACTTCTTTTCTTCAGTGGATTCTTTTCCTGCTAAGAAACCATGTGGTGTAACGATAATTTTACCATCCTCATAACCTAATCCATTGATATGGTTTTTCATAACTGATACTTTCGTTCTAACAGCAAACTTAACTTTTCTTTTGTCTTTTACTGCCGCAATCTTATTAGTACCCGCATTTTTTTGGTTACCAAATAAGAATACCAATGATGAGTTCAACCAAATTGCCTCACCACCCTTTGCTTTAATTTTTGGTTGACCAAAAGGATTGTCAGGTAATTCAACCCACGGTTGGTTAACAATGACTAACGTGTTTTCATAATTTGAGGTAGCCTTTCTTGACCCCGCAATTCTTTGGTTAATTCCCATACCAATCTTATCCGCAAGTGTAGCCGCGTTGTGTTGCTTACCACCCTTACCGTCAAAGGTCATTTTACATGGTACTGAACCTACAGAGTCCCATAAGAATAACAAGTCGTATTCCAACTCACCCTTCTCTTGAGCATCTAACAATTCGTTGATGTAATCCGTGATTTGTTCAATATAATCAAAGTTGTTGTTAAATAGGAAAAATCCGTCCCAATCTAACTCACCCGTTTCTTCGTCCACCACTTCCTCACATTCAAACCCCATTGTCAATGCGTGGTCGAAAGACCATTTTTGTTCAGTGATAATAAAAACAGGTAGAATACCTTTCTTTTGTGCATCTACCGCAGTCTTAACCAACGCAGTTGTCTTACCAGTATCACTATGACCCAAGAACATATTCAAGTGACCAATAGCCGGACCTGGTACTCCTACCGCATCCAAAAACGCCTCACCCAAATCTAAAAACCTTTGTGGTTTATATTTTGCTGAAGTAGAGTATTTCTGCTTCAACGATTTGAAATCTTTTTTCTTTATTGCCATATTACTTAATTAAAAAGATGGTAAGGACAGAACGCCCTTACCATCGTGTTAGTTTTTTTTAGAACGGTAAGTCGTCATCGACTTTCGCTCCTGATTGTGGGTCTTCAACTTTAGTATTACTGTCGGACGCTACTGAACCTCCCAACGTTACTTCTGTATCGTCACCGTAAACATATTTTTTCAACTCTGTATCCCAAACAGGTGTTTCACCTCTTGCGATAGCTTCTAAGTACTCAACAGGTTTCTGAGCGTAAACGTCATTCCACGTCAACTCATCCTCAACCCATTCCTTCATTTGATTCTTATCAACATGAATTGGTGCTGGGTCGTCATACATAATAGTCTTAACTACCGTGTACTCAATACCTGATGGTGTTTTAGCTTTGGATAAATCAACAATTAGGTCACGACCTTCATTAGAATCAGTGATGTCACCTTTTTGTCTCCAAATTGGAATAATTTTATCCAAGATACCTTCTTGCTTGTAGTTATCCTTAAATCTCCAAAATTTAGGTCCGTGGTCTTCGTTTTCACGGTCAATAACCTTAACAATGTAGAATTTACGTGGACGGTATTGACGAGCCAATTCTTTGTCTGTGTCTTTACCTGTAGACATTAGTTCTTCATAAACCTCAGTAAGTGGTGAACGCTCACCGTCATTCTTACCGGGGTCGAATAGTTTAGTCCATTTACCGTCAATCTGTACCTCGTGGTACCACACCTCTTTGAAAGGTGATGAACCATCTGATGTCGGAAGGATACGGATTACTTTTTGACCTGATTTGGTCCCTTTAGGAAGATACGTTGTAAAGTATCTTTTTAGTCTGTCTTCTTGAGAGATTTTATTCCCTCCACCTGTACTTTGGGTGTTTTTTTCATACTGTGCTAACACAGCGTCGAGTGCATTTCCCATAATTTTTTCTTTTTACTCTGTTAATTGTTTCTCTTAAACTCAATAATAAGTATAGTCTTCAAACCTTAAAAGTCAACTAACTAA